TGAGAAGCAAATTGGAAGAAAGCATTATTAGATTGGAAGGATTTTGGTAATCCTACCACAATTCCATATTCAGTACATACTTTTAAGTATTCCAATGCCACCGTTTTGTTTCCAATAACGATGTCATCACCTAAAACCAGATAATCCCTAAAGTCGACAAAGTTTACTCTGTACGCCGATAAGAATACCAGATAATGATGGATCAATGCTAAAGATGCCCAAGAAGACAAAGCTCCCATGGGTTGACCTCTTGTATATCGATAAGTACGACCACGGAAGTGGAAGTCTCTATCGACAAGAAGGTTCATCCATAGTTGGGCCAAATTCGGTTTCTGACCATTAAAATCAAACCATGGTGCCATTACGTCCACATAGAGAGATTGAGGTATTAAATCTGTTGCAGATTTAAGATCAAAACTCGCTATATAAGTATGAGGTTGTTTCATAAATGATTCAACTCTACCTAATTGGTCGAAAGTAGCATCCATAGGATGATCTTTTAAAATCGAAAATAAAGATTTATGAATTGGTTCCAAAAACACTTGAGTCCAGTAATCGATAATTGCGAAAACTCGCACTTTACCGGCTGCCTCTAGCTTAATGGCCAATTTTCCAAATTTTATTGTCGAAGGTTCAAAAACAAAACCAGCTATACCTGACCAAGACTCGGGAATTAGAGGACGACGAGGCGGAGCTCTATTCACGACTGACTCTTTAACCATAGCAGCATTTGCTGCCTGGATATCGAGGATCGTAAAAGGAGAAACCGCTTTCGCTGCTCTCGCAGGGTTCCGAACTGATTTAGAGGTATCCGTAGCTAGCTTTGTCATAATTTCGAGAACTCGTTTATACGAGTCCCCTAAAGATGACGGGCTAGAATCCGGAGACCGATAAAGGATGTAATGGATAAACTTCAATAAGGGATGATCCCTTTTTGCAAGAATACCCACCGCATCAACTGCTGCCCCTAAAAAGGACACAGAACAGTTTGGACCCGCTTTCAAATTAATTGGAAGATTTTCCGGATCAATAGTTAGATCTAGTTTGATTTTGCGCGGATTAATAAACCGCCAGAATTTAGCTCGAGTTTTGATAATTTCAGAATCATCTGAAAGCATATCAAATGGAAGATACTTAGAGTATGCCACACTCAAAGGCGCTAAGGACTCTGAACCCTTAACAGGTTTAAAGAACTTAGGTGCCGTAATTGAGGAAAGATCAGGATCTTTATATACACCCTTAATCCCTTTATAGGATGAAAGGACGGATAATAAAATCCGGATCTGAGGAATACTTTTGGATCGAATAACCTGTCTTAACTGACACGGTATCCATTTTGGTAACCCATTCACTAAAGTTATCCGTTGTCCTAAATCATTTGTATGTGATATAGGATTTCCCGATAAGTAATGAAGAATTACAATTGTGGAAACCTTTAATCTGATAATAACTTGGTTAATACCTCGATATTGTTGAATGATATACATTCTGATACCTAATTTCCTATACGAATTTAGTAGCGAACCACTAAATCGCGTTTTCGTCCAGT